GTTTCCCCTGCGTCTATGATTACGGGCAGATGCTCGTTGTTGGAACACAGCACGAATTTGGCGAAGAACGCAATCTCGTCACGGTCTTTGCCTTTGGCTTCTACCTTGTAGGAAAGTGTGGTGCTGAGGTTCTTCAACCGTTCGCTGTCCTCCCTGCGGTTGAGCAACACCTCATCCACCACGATGAGCAGTTTGCCAGCCCAATCGGAATTGAACTGGCTTCGGAAGTCCTCGTTGGTGTTAAAAGTCACATTGTTCTGAAAGAGGAGTTTCAGAAAGTTCAGGAATGTGCTTTTGCCTGTGTTGCGTTCTTCCGATACCAACAGCAGGATAGGCAACTTCTGAATCGGTTGCAGGTAGAGCAGTTGCAGATAGTCCATCCCCAACTCGTATTGTTCCCCGAAGATGTGCCGTACCAAAGATTGGATATGCGATAAATCGCCCTCCTGCGGTCGGTGGTCTATCGGTTCGTAAAGGTTAAGGAACTTGCCGACCACGGAACGGTAGCCGATGTGTTCGGGTACGGTGCAGAAGCCGTCATACTTGGGAACATTGCCGATGTAATCCTTGCCGTAATCCTGTCGCAGGGTCTCGTTGTTCCATGCGATGCGTTTCTTCACATACCCTCCGTTCAGTCTCGGTTGCTCCACAATCTTGTAGAGCGTTGTCCCGACACGGATAAATTCTTCCTTTGCCATGCCGCCATCCGATGGCGGTCTGTGGCTGTCCTGTTGTTCGATAGCTGACATAATCAAATGGTTTTAAGTTTGAAAATTACCAGCTGCAAAAATATAATCAATTATCGGATAGGTTGTTATGCAAAACACGGCAGAATGGTGACAAATAGCCCCCGAAACAAAAACTTTCAATGGTTTGGGACAGGAAACGGGTTGTGCAAACGGAAAACTCCCGAAAAGCGAATGTCGGATTACGCTTTTCGGGAGAAAAAATCAGAGCGTCTGTCGTACTGACTTAATGAATTACTGACTTACCGAGTGAATTATGTCAGGCATTCAGCTACGAGAAGTATTCGGATTTGGATATACCGTTGGTATTCAGCGAGAAGAAGATGCTTGTTTTCTCTTTTCGCAGGTACAGTATTTCAAGAACGGCATTGCGTACCCGTTCCGCTCCGAATGTGCCGATATGGAAAGCGAGGGTAACTATCGCTTCAAGGTTGTAAACCTCCATACAGCAATTATCGGATACCCGTATGCTTCGCCTTATCCCGTATTCCCTTAAAACTCCGCTCTTGCAAAGAGCCTTCAGCCCTGCACGGAATGTCGGGGCGGTTACTCCGAACAGGTCGCAAAGTTCCCATTCGCTCATGGCGGTTGCGCTAATGTCGGTCGGCAAGGTGATGTTGCCGTTGCCGTCCGTTGTGATGATGCTTCGTTTCATGGCTATGCTTGGTTATGGGGTTACACTTCCGAACGATGCGTTCAGCTTGTTGCCGAACATCGTCAGGTCATTGTCAAGTTTCTGTGTGGTTATCTGTAGGCTCGGCAAACAACGCCTTTCCACTTTACAGCGGTAGGTTTTCGTTTACCTGCCCCCGAACCGTACTTACACGTCTCCATGTATACGGCTCTCCATCTGTAACATCATCTTACTTGACACATCTCTGGATTTTTGCGTTACACTCCGCACATACGACCAAAGTCTTTCTGTGCATATAGAGCATTTTGCGTTCCCAGTCTTTTTTACCTTTTAACTCTTTGAGTGTGCGGACATGGTGCATTACCACTTCTCCGTGCTTGCCACATAGTTCGCACGTTTTTGTTGTAAGCCTTTCTATCAGACTCAACGATGGCGTTTTGAACATGTACGGCAGATTGTCACTTGGGGCTGTTTCACAATCTGTTTTGCGGGCATATCCCTCATTATAGAATACCCTGTACTTGGTTTCTCCTCCCTTGTTTACAAAAGGCACTGCAAAGAGATTGTCCTTGCGGTATCTTTCAATGACTTTTCTCACTGACATATTCAGTTTTTGAGCAAGGGTTTTGTACATGGAGAACTTCATAATACAGCCGAAAGAGCGTCCCAAAGCCGATGCATTGTTTGCTATTGAGTAATAGTTGTAGAACCCTCGTATTTCGGTATTAAACTGAGATACAATCTCGTGCGCTTCATTGTCAATCATATAAGTCCTGCCTTTTGACACCCATGTTTCCTTGCCGTGTCTGGTGACAACTTTCATAGCTTCAAGGCTGAGCAGCTTGTTCTTGATTACTTCTCTTGAAACGTGCAATATCACATTCCCGTTGAAGTATCTGCGCACTGTTCCGTTACTGTTTCTCTTTGTGGCATAGTCTTTACGGACATATATTTCGTAACCCAAAAATTTTGCGCTGTCTTGTGCATTTGTAATCAAAGTCTTTTCCTGTGACATCTCCAGCCTTAACTTTTCCTGCATAAACTTAGTGATGTCAGCTTTGATTTTCTCGCATTCGTTTTTCGTTCCGATAACTCCGATAAGGAAATCATCGGCATAGCGCACATATTTCAGCCTGCGAAAGTTTACATCCATATCATTGCCACTTGGCATTGTAAGTATCAGCTTCTGCTTTTCATGCAGTTCTTCTACCATCCTTGTTCTTACGTTTACATCCTCTACTTCATTTATCCTACGTTTTAGGTAGTGTACTCTGCTGTTGAGTTTGCATATGTCCTTGTTACGACTTCTCATTGTCCCTTTATTGAATTTGTTGGCATATTCATCCATGTACTTATCGAACTTGTCAAGGTATATGTTTGCCAAAATAGGGCTTATGATACCACCTTGCGGTGTCCCTGAATAAGTCTTGTTGAATTGCCACTCTTCCATGTACCCTGCATTGAGGAATTTCCGTATCAGACGAAGAAATCTGTCGTCTGCTATTCTGCCTTTCATTATTTCTATCAGCACATCATGGTCTATGTTGTCAAAGAAGCCTTTTATATCTCCCTCGATGAACCATTTTGCACCATTGAAATTGTTTTGTAGACTTTTCAGTGCCGTGTGGCAGCTTCGGTTTGGTCTGAAACCGTGCGATGTCCACTCAAAGTGTCCCTCATATATGGCTTCAAGCACCATTCTTACTACCTCTTGAACCAATTTGTCTTCAAAAGACGGTATTCCTAACGGACGCATCTTCCCATTCTTTTTCGGAATGTAAATTCTCTTTGCAGGATTGGGACTATAAGTCTCGTCCTTTATGCTCTCTATGAGTTTGTTTATCCTATCAATGCTCATTTCATCCTCTGTTTTGCCATCTGTGCCGGGTGTCATGTTTCCCGGCTTCGCATACATACGTTGGTAGGCGACAAAGAACATCTGTTCATTGAATAGAATACGGTAGAGCCTTTCGTATTTATACGCGGGCTCGTTGCTGTGTCCAGCTAAAATGTTTAATACTTGCTCTGGATTTCTCATACGTCTCTCACGTTTTCCGTTGTTTGTATTAAAGTTACAGACTACTTCCCTTCGCCATGTACAAGGCTTTCCCCTGCTCGGACTACTACGGAAGTTCCGTTACCATATCGGATATTCAAAAGCTTTCTTTATAGCTGTTTATTCCAGCGTTCCGACTTAGGTAATCCCCAGTTAGTTCTCTTAATAACTATTAGCACGACATACTGTCGGATGCGACTTTCGTTCTTGTCCGCTTATTGCGGCTGTGTCATAGTCGGTTCTTTATGCCCTGCACTAACGCTCAAAATAGGCAGGGTACTATGAAACAACGTATGTATAATAGTCTTCCGTTGTTGCAAGATTTGGTACCACTGAACTGTCGTTCAACCAATCAAGGCTTCATCCTTGTGTATGTCTTTTCGTCTTGCCCCTCAGTCGCCACTTGACTATTAATGGACTTGGAGCTTTAATCAGTATGCTACACTCCCCATCGGGTTTCCCCTTTGGATAAACTGATTGACGATAGGATTATATCGAACCCAATCCTAACTTCTTGCTAAAGAAGCATTTATTAAGCGACCATTCTGGGCGCACTCGCATAGATTTGAGTCGTGACAATGTTCGTGTGTCCCAGAACACGGCTCACGCTTTCAATGGGCATCCCCTTGCTAAGAGCCAGTGTTCCAAACGTATGACGTGCGCAATGGTAGGAGATTTGCTTCTCTATTCCGCATTCCGCCATTACCTTTTTCAGTTGTTTGCACATCGTCCAATAGTTGATTTTCCCGAAAACCAGCTTGTCTTCCGACAGATACTTGTACCGTTCGATTATCTGCAAGGGAATATCCAGCAGCTTCACTTGGAACGGGACATTTGTCTTGTGCCGTTTCGACAATATCCATTTCTCACCGTTCACCTCCACTATTTCATCCGTTGTGAGTTCTTTCATATCCACGAAAGACAAGGCGGTGAAGCAGGCGAAAATGAACAGGTCTCGCACCAATGCGAGGGTGGGGTTGTCAAACTCGTGCGCCATGATTCTTTTGATTTCGTCCTCTGTCAGATATTCCCGTTCCTTAACATTCGGGCTGATATGGAACTGCGCAAACGGATTTCTCGGTATCAGTCCGTTATAGTGCGCACGCATGACCACCCCTTTCAGCCACATGCAGTTCAGCCAGATGGTGGCGTTTTTCAGTCCCCGTTCAGCCGTAAGATAAGCCGCAAACTCCTTGATGAAGTCGGGCGTAAGTTCCAGCATGGACATGTCCGTCCGTCTGTAGAATGACTTGATAAAGGCTGCGACATAGTTCCTTGCCCTTACCATTACCTTGTATGTGCCGATGCTGCGGTCTTTGCCGACACGTTTCAGGAAGTTGGCGCAATCCTTGTCAAAAGCCTTTATCAGTGTCTCATACTCGCTTCCTACCCCTTGGTAGGCATTGCGCACCATTTCAGCCGTTACGTATGCCTCTCGGTCGGATATGCGCTGATAGTGCTTGATGATTTGCGCCTTGATGTTGTCCAATGCAAGATTGATGTTCCGTGCTTCGGCACTCTTGCCTTTGGCTCGGTTGCCTTTCGCATCCCAAAGGGTTTTCGGGATGGTCTGCTTGCAACTGAACTGCGCCACAGTACCGTTGATTGTCACTCGTCCCATGATGGGGACAATACCGTCTTTCTCCTTGCTGCCGTTCACGTAGAACAGCACTTTGAATGTACTTCTTGCCATACTCGTTTTTTGTTTGCAAAGTTAAATATCAACGAGTTAGACCTTGATACGCAAATCGGTGACAAACGGTGCAATAGCATCTCTCATATGTTAAATCTTACTCTTTCACGGGTAATGATTTGCAAACCATTCTTCTTCTTAAATCCGCTTTTCTTTGCGTTTTCCGATTTTTCGGCTTGTCATCATTTGACACCGTAACAACTCTGATATTAAGTCGTTTAGCGTCATTTCTCCCGTTTTTCGAGGTTATTCCAGAGATTTTATGTAATTTTGCAAGTGAAGAGGAAGTGCCCTCTTAAATGGCATATTAAATTTAAGAAAGAAGCGTTATGCTTATCTTGTAGTTTGAAAACGTAGGAAATTTCAAAAGTATGTAAAAGGATTTGCATAGTGATTCTCACGTTATAGCGTGGGCCTTTATTGTTATATCTGTATATACGGGTTTCCTGCGACCTTCAAACTAAGACGTGGCATTGCAGTTCCACGCTTCGATGTTTAAAAGTCTTTGAGGAACTGGAAAGACACTTTTCATTAGTATGAAAAAGAAATTTATCAGAACGGGAACAATCCGTAAGGTAAGGATCAGATATACATTGAATAGCAAACAAAATCCGGAACTTTCACAAACAATAATTTTATGCAAATAATATCATTGCGACAGTCAACAGAATATCTCGAATCTGCGATAGCCTACTTTCAAAACAAGTGGGCTTCGGAAGAATCCAATATGGTGTATGACGATTGTTTTCGTAACTGCCTGAATGCAGAAAACCTGTTGCCACAGTGGTATCTGCTGCTCGACCATGATGCCATTGCCGGATGTGCCGGACTGGTCACCAACGACTTCAACTCACGGATGGATTTGTATCCCTGGCTGGCGGCATTGTACATTGAAAAATCCTACAGGGGCAGAAACTTGGGAAAATGGCTCATTGATAAAGCAATGCAGGATGCCTCCTATTATGGTTTCAAATACTTGAATCTGTGTACAGACCATGTCGGGTATTATGAAAAGTTCGGTTTTCGATATATAGGAAACTGCCATCATCCTTGGGGGGAAACCACAAGAATATATCAGATTAAACTTTAAAATCAGACCAAAATGGAAATAAGGAATTTAGAACATACCGATTTTGAAACCATCTTTCACGGCTTTAAAAAAGCATTTGCCGATTATGAAATACATTTTGAGAAAGAAGAGGTGCGTTCCATGCTCAAACGGCGCGGATATAATCCACAATTATCATTTGCCGCCTTTGATAATGACGAAATTGTAGCATTCACCTTAAACGGAACAGGAACATTCAATGGTGTTCTTACTGCCTATGATACAGGGACTGGAACGATAAAGCAATATAGAGGACAGAGTATAGCCGGGAAAATCTTTACTCATTCCCTCCCTTTTCTCAAGGAATCGGGTATCAGCCAATACCTGTTGGAAGTCCTGCAAAACAACCAAAAAGCGATTGGCGTTTATCGCCGAATGAATTTTGAGGTAACACGAAAATTTGACTGTTTCAGACAAACGATTGAGCACATTGACAATCGAAAAGTAAACATAGACTGTATCATAGAGCAGGTTGATACCAATTCCATCAGACAGGCACAACGCTATTGCGACTTTAGTCCTTCGTGGCAAAACAGCTTTGAATCCATTGAAAGAGGGATATCCGAGCTGACGTGCCTTGGGGCTTTCTTGGACGGGAAGATGGTTGGCTACTGTGTGTTTGACATTCATACAGGTGATTTGACTCAAATAGTCGTTCTAAGCGAATATCGCAGGAAAGGAATAGCCTCCCGATTATTGCAAGAAGTCATAGCGCGTCTGAAAACAGACTTCATCAAAGTCTTGAACATCAGTTCCGACAATCCAACCATGCCTGTTTTTCTCAAAAGCAAGAACATTCCCTTGGCAAGCAAACAGTTTGAAATGGTATTACCTCTTTAACAATAATGATACAGACTATGAGAAAAGTAATACTTTATATTGCCGTCAGTTTGGATGGCTATATCGCTGATGGCAAAGGTGCCGTTGATTGGATAGGCGGACATGATGAAAACGTAGAGATGGAAGATACCTTTACACCATTCTTCAGTGGCGTGGATATGGTCATTATGGGAAGAAAGACCTACAACCAAATTGTGACCGAACTTTCACCCGACCGATGGCCCTATGAGGGAGCAACGACCTACGTCTTGACCCATCACAAAGAAACTGACAACACAAAAAATATCTGTTTCAAGAATATAGATGTGTGCCGATTTGTTGAAGAGTTGAAGCAGAAATCAGGTAAAAACATTTGGATTTGCGGAGGTGCAGAGGTGGCGCAGCAACTCATATCAAATAATCTGATAGATACTTATCATCTGGTTGTCATTCCGGTTATTTTGGGTGGAGGCATCAGTTTATTTGGTGGTTTTACCCGAAAGATTGACTTGACTTTGGTTGAAACTAAGAAATACAATGGAATAGTGGAGGTAATATATAATCAGAAACAAATTTAGATTATCATTCACGTTCTTTACCCGACAAAGGACAAAACCAATTACCTACAGGCTTGACAGAAATAGGAGCGAACTGTTTTATGAATTAAATGAATAATCTTTGATGATTTAATTTTCATTGCCGACACACTTCGTCTGTTATCCGGCAATACCTGTCGCTTCAACATATGGGCCAGTTCCGTGTTGTCCAGTACGCCGTTAATCCGTTCGGCGCCTGTCCCGTACAGATAGACGGGCACCATCGCTGCCGTATGTCCGCCGGTGC